GTTTGGTCTTTGAAGTCAATCAATGGCGGAACGAAGCAAATAAAGGAAAATAAAAATGAGAACATTAAACGATTATTTTATAACTGGAAGAATCTCTGACATATCAACTGCTGGTTCTACATTTGTAGCAGTACCAGATGGTGGCAGAATAATTAAAATTATGTCTGTACTACAAGGTGCTATTAGTGGTGGTAACGCTGCAATTACTTTTGAAATTGGCGGTGTTGCTGTAACAAACGCTGGATTTACAGTTGCTCATTCAGGTTCTGCGGTAGGTACTATGGATGGTTCTGTACCAACAGCATTAAATGAAGTTGCAGAGGATGGTTCAATTGAAATGCTTACAGATGGTAACTCTACTGGTGCTAAAGCACTAGATGTAACATTTGTAATCAGAAGATAATTACAGAATTTAGGGGATCTTGCCTAGCGGTACTTCCCCTAAATACACAACAAAAATTTATAGGAGAAACAAACTATGCCAATGGTAGGAAAAAAGAAATTTGCTTATACAAAAAAAGGTAAAATGGCAGCTAAAAGAGCAGCTAAAAAAATGGGCAAAAAAGTAAAGAGAAAATACTAATGAGAGGTAAAATGAAAGGCAAAGCAGTTCTGACTGCTAAACAAAGAACTTTACCTAAAAAACTTCAAGCAAAGATTGTTAAATCTAAAATGAAGAAAAAAAGAAAATAAAGGAGTAAAATAACATGGCTTTTAATTATGGTTTAAGACCAACAACAGTACAAATGATGAGTTCATCAGGTACATCAAGCCAATCAAGTGCGTTTGCTGCATATACTTATTATGTAAGAATTTGTGCTGATGCTGATTGTCATATTTTGTTTGGTTCAAATCCTACAGCTACATCAAGCAGTATATTTATCCCAGCAGATCAACCAGAAATATTTAAGGTTAATCCAGGTGAAAAAGTTGCAGCTATAGGTTCAGCAAATGTTTCTGTTTCTGAACTGTCATAGTGGCTAAAAGAAAATTTGTTCATTTTGTTCCAAGACCTAAACCAAAAAAATTAGGTAAGCACAAAAAAAGATTAAACAAATCAGAAAAAAGACAAATGAAACTTACAAGGTATAAAGGTGGCGGTAGATAATGGGTAAGATTAGTACAGAAAAAACTGGATTACTTACAGAAAATTTTTATGCTACTGAAAAGGGTGTTGTTCAAGAAAGAACAGTAAATCACAAACCTATTATTGAAAATAATAAAAAATTATATAATCAAAATGATGGTTATAGCCCAGACAAAGGTTTAAAAAGAATAGCATCTATACCTACACTTGTTTTAGAAGTTTGGGCAAAAGAATATAATGGCGATCAAAACAAAGGTAATTGGTTTGCTTTACCTAAAGATGTTCAAACAAAAATATTAAAAGAAAAATTAAACAGTTCTGATTATAGGTATTTCAGAACAGCACCAGGTAAATTTTAATGGCACTATCAACATATTCAGAACTAAAAACATCAATTGCTAATTTTTTAAACAGATCAGATCTTACAACTGAGATACAAGATGATTTTATTAAATTAACAGAAGCTGATTTTAACTCTAAATTAAGAGTTAGAAAAATGATTACACAATCAACAATAACAATTGATAGTGAAACAGAAGCTTTACCAACTGGTTTTTTACAAGTAAGAGATTTTTATATTTTAAGTGGTAGTACAAAATATCCATTAAGATACATGACACCTAGTCAAATGGATCAAGTTAAAGGTACATCTGTTACAGGCATACCACAAGCTTATACAATATTAGGTGATACTTTTAGATTTATGCCAAAACCTGATGCTAGTTACACAGGCTATATAAATTATTACAAAAAATTTGACGCTTTGTCAGATACTAATACTACAAATTTTATATTAACAGATCATCCAGCAATTTATTTGTATGGATCTTTGTTTCATGCAGCAAACTTTTTAGGTGGTGTTAATCCACAACAAGTTCAATCTTGGACACAAATGTATGCAACAGCTCTAGAAAGATTAGAATTAAATGATAGAGAAGATCAATTTAGTGGATCTCCTTTACAAATTAGAAGTGAGGATACAATAGCATCCCCATTTAAAACAAGTTACACAAATACAACTAATACAGCTTAATTATGCAATTACCTTTTGGTGAATGGTTGCCAGACCAACCAGAACATTTAAATCCAGGTGCTAATGTAGCAACAAATGTCTACCATGCACAAACAAGCTACAAACCAGTCAAAGGTTTAGTTGCTTATAGTGGTACAAGTAATGTTACACAGAATGCAAAAGGTGCTGGTAGTTTTAGAGATAATACTAATACAGTTTTTACATTTGTAGGTACAAAAGATAATATTTATAAACTTACATCTGGAACATTTTCTAGTGTAAAAGGCAGTTGTACTGTAAGTGGTGGCGATACCGATTTTTTTACATTTACACAATTTGGCCAATACATAATTGCAAGTAATGGTGTTAATGCACCTATGTATTATTTAATGGGTACATCAACTAATTTTGCAACCTTGCAAAGCTTAGTAACATCAAGCGGAAGTGGTACTGTACCAGTTAAATTTAGAGTAAGCGGTGTAATAAGAGATTTTTTAGTAACTGGTAATATAGAAAACGCAAAAAATAGAGTTCAATGGTCTGGGTTAAACGATATATCAACTTGGGAGTCTGGTGTTAGCTCATCTGATTTACAAGATTTACCTGGTTCAGGTGGTCAAGTAGTAGCAATAACTTCTGGTGAAGTTGGTTATGTGTTTCGCCAAAATCAAATAATTCGTATGGATTTTGTCGGTGGCAACACCGTATTCCGATTCAGCGTTATATCACCTAATAGAGGTGCTGTTTATGGCCAGACAGTAGCACAAGATAATAGACAAATATTCTTTTATGCAGACGATGGATTTTTTCAAATTAATGGCGACCAAGTATTGCCGATAGGTGCAGAAAAAGTTAATAGATTTTTTGATAGCGATTTAAACAAAGCTTATACAGATAGAATAACTGCTGCGGTAGATCCATTTAATACTTTAGTAATATGGTTATATCCAAGTAAATTAAATCCTAACACAACAGGGATTTGCGATAGATTATTAATTTATAATTATGTTACGCAAAAATGGTCTGTTGCTAATGTAAAAGCTTCACAAATATTTAAACAATTTGTGGTAGTTAATACTGTAGAGTTGATGGATATAATATCTGAAAACTTAGATGATATTAATATTTCATTAGATAGTGCTTATTGGACAAGTGGTAATTTATATTTAGGTGCAGTAGATGAAAATTTTAAAGCAGCAATATTTTCTGGTAAAGCTTTAGAAGCAGAATTAGAAACTACTGAAACAGAAATATTTCCAGGTTTAAGAGCAAACATAACTGGCGTTAGACCAATTGTTGATGCAACATCTAATGTAGTTTTGAAAACTAGAGATAAACTTGCAGATACAGCTACCAGTTCATCCTCTAGTACAATTAACTCATCAGGTATCGCACCAGTAAGACAATCAGGTAGATACATGAGAGCTAATGTAAAAATACCAGCAGAGAGTTTATGGACTCATGCACAAGGAATAGATTTAACAGCTAGTCAAGGTGGATCAAGATAATGAGTGATAAAGTAGATATTGATAATGTTAGATATTCATTTGAAGCACAAGAGCTTTTTCAAAGACAAGTAGAGGAAGCTGTTAATACATTAATTAATAAAAATAATACTGAAAACGATAAAGCCTTTAATTGGTTTATGGGGTAACAAATGACAACAAATATTAAAGATTATTCAACAACACAAGCAAGTAACACTTCATTAAATAGCATTGATGTTAATGAGGGAATGTTACCTAGTAATTTAAATAATGCCATTAGAGCATTAATGAAAAATACTAGAGATTGGTTTAACGATAGCCAATGGATTGAGTATGGTGATGGTGATGCAAGTTACACAGCAGCTTACGCATCAGGCACATCTTTTACAATTAGTGGTGTAGATGTAACTTCTGTTTATCATGCTGGTCGTAGAATTAAACTTACAGCTAGTACACCTGGCACAATCTTTGGAACGATTGCTAGTTCGTCATTTTCAACAAACACAACTGTTAATGTAACTTGGGATAGCGGATCACTTTCTAGTGAAACTATATCTAATGTTTATATAGGTGCATTATCAAAAACTAACTCATCAATACCTACAGAAATTATTGGCACAACCAATATTGCTAGTAGTGCTGTAACAACCGCAAAGATTGCAGCAGACGCTGTTGATGGTACTAAGATTGCAGACGATAGTATAAACTCTGAGCATTATGTAGATGGATCTATAGATACAGCTCATATTGCAGACGCACAAATTACAACTGCTAAAATTACAGATGCAAATGTTACAACAGCTAAAATTGCTACTGATGCAGTTGATGGTACAAAAATAGCTGACGACTCAATAAATTCCGAACACTATGTTGATGCTAGTATAGACACAGCACACATAGCAGATAGCCAAGTAACCCTTGCTAAACTTGCTGGTGATTCAGTCAACTCATCTAAAATTGTAGATGGTTCAATTGTAAATGCCGATGTCAATGCTAGTGCAGCAATAGATGCAACTAAAATACATGATGGCACAATTTCTAATACAGAGTTTGGTTATCTTAATGGTGTAAGTTCAAACATACAAACACAACTAGATGCTAAAGGTGCATCAAATGCAAACCTTACAGCAATTGGTAATCTTGCAACAACAGATGGTAACTTTATTGTTGGAAGTGGATCTACATGGGTAGCAGAAAATGGTGGAACTGCCAGAACATCTTTAGGGCTAGGAACTATTGCAACACAAGCTGCAAATAGTGTAGCCATATCTGGAGGTACGATTACAGGACTTGGTACACCATCATCTAATTCAGATGCTGCAACAAAAGTTTATGTAGATAATTTAGTTACAGGATTAAAAACAAGAATTATTTGTAGAGCTGCAACAACAGCAAATATTACACTATCATCTGATCTTCAAAATGGAGATACTTTAGATGGTATTACACTTGCAACAGGAAATAAAGTTTTAGTCAAAGATCAATCAGACGCTACAGAAAATGGTATTTATGATGTGGTAGCTTCTGGTACAGCTACAAGAAATACAGACTATGATACAGTTGCAGAACTTGCTGGTCAATTAGTTATAATTCAAGAGGGTACATCTAATGCTGATAAATTCTTTTTATGTACTACTGATAACTCAGGTTCAATTGGTTCAGTAAATATTACTTTTACAGTTGTTGTGCCATCTAATCAAGGTGATGTAACTTTAAATGGTGTTCAAACATTAACAAATAAAACTTTAACATCACCAGTTATATCTGACATTGTATCAGTATCTAATGGTAATATATCAGTATCACCAAATGGTTCTGGAAAAGTTTTATTAGATGGTGATGGATCATCAGGTGGTGTTGCTGTTACAGATGGATTAGTAGAAATTAAAACTGGAACTGGTAATGTTGCTAAAGTAAAATTTTATTGTGAGTCATCAAATGCTCATGCACAAACCTTACAAGCTGCACCGCATTCAGCAGCAAGTTCAGCAGTAATTGTCTTACCAACAGCTTCTGGAACACTTATTGGTACTGGCGACTCAGGTACTTTACCAGTTGCAGCAATTGATATTGATGGAGCAACTGATATTGGAGCAGATTTAACAACATCAGATTTAATCGTAGTTGATGATGGTGCTGGTGGTACAAATAGAAAAGCAGCTTTATCAAGAATAGTAA